GCGAGCAGGCAGAACGGTTTCGACACCGCTTGCAGGTGCTCGGGGAGATGCTCGTAGGTGAAGTGTTGCAGGATCGGATAATCGATCACGTCGTCGTCTCCACGTGCTTGCTCCTGTAGTTCTCGTCGAGCGCCCGTTTGAGCTCATCGAGCCATGCGTTGAGTTCGCGGCGCGAGAGACACATCCCGCAGAGTCGATCGGCCTCGACCTTCGACCAGCCGCAGTTGACGCAGCGCCCTCGGAATCGATACCAGAGTCGACGGAGTCTCACGTCGTCGTCTCCATCTCTTCAGCCACCCATCGATGCCTCTTCGCCTCGACGCTGATCTCCAGTCCGAGCGCGCCGAAGAGGTCAGCAGCGTCGCGCAATGTGAGATTGATGTCACCGCGCAGGACGCGAGTGAGGTAGCCCGCAGACCTACCAACTTTCGCGGCGACCTCTCGCCGAGACATCCCCGATTCCTCGATTGCGACGTAAAGAGCCTCAGTGAGCACAAGGATGACGTGCTCTTGGAGGAAGAGCCGGAGGGCCTCGGGATTCGTCTCGAGCTCTTGGTCGAGCAGCGGCTTCACGTCGTCGTCTCCACATGCTTCGGGTTCGTCGTCTTGCGGCCGTCTGGACCCAGCTTGATCCACCCCGAGCCACGACACCCAGCGCACGATCCGCCTTTGCCGTCGCAGCCTTCGCAGATCACGCCGGCATGCTTCGGGTTCGTCGCGCGGTCGAGCGAGCGCCAGATATCGCTCACGACCTGCCGCTTCGCCTCGTCGGTGAATCGCCCCCAGACCTTCGGTTCAAGCAGCGTCTCGAGCCGCGCGTGCGCCCAGTCGATCGTTGCGTGCGCGCGGTCGAGCTCGATGCTCGCGCCGAAAACCGCTGCCGCAGCCTCGTGCTTCTCGACCAGCCTTTCGAGCGCATCCAGGCTTGGCTTCAGCATGGCGTCAGCTTCGGCCCCTGCCTCAGCGTCGAGTTCGGCGAGTCGCGCCTCATCGGCTGGCGACAAGCCTGCCGTGAACTTCAGCTCGATGAGCGATTGTCGTTCGGTGAGCCGGTCGTCGTTCACGGCCGCCTCCGATCGTCGTACGCGATCCAGCCGAGCGCGGCCAGGAATACCGATCCGACGATGAGCGCGAGCCATGTCACGACGTCGGCTCCTTCGCCGTCAGCTCCTCGACCGTCTCCGCCACCGTCTCCAGCTTCGACTCGATCGCTGCCTTGCGCGCGTTCGAGCGCTTGTTGCGCAGCACGATCGCCGGTGCCCCCACCCCGATCGCCACCGACGCGACGTAGGCCAGCCACTCGGCCAATTCCATCGCGGCGTTCCCGATCGTGGGGTTCTCGGCGACGTCGCGAAGACCGTCGAGCCCCCTGGCTGCGATCTCGTCGCGATTCGCTGACAGGCGATCGCCAGCGCGCTCGAAGGACTCGCAGCCGCTGGCGAGGAGAAGGACGGACCCGAGGATTGCGACTCGCATAGGACCTCCGGGCGCCAGGTAGGACGAGGGCGCCTCGGGGTCGTTTGTCAGGGTAGCGAGATCTGTTGGGGAGTCAAGAAGGAATCGGTCGCGGCCAGGGGCGGCTGGCGCCGCTGGTCACCCGGTCACTCTGGGCACACCCAATTCCCATCGCAGCTCCTACATCACATCATCACCCCATCATCCCCTATCTCTCTCTAGTTCTCTTATGTTCTAAACATAAAAAGTAGTATGACCAGTATGACCATGGGGTATTTCCACAGGCTAAGTCGTTGTGATTTCTCGCTTTTCGCTGGTCACGTCAATCACCGATCTCGTGGACCGGCAGGGCGACCGGCTGTGACCATCAGATCCATCGGAGCCCGATGTAGATGTGCCGCCGGCCATCCCCGAATCTTGGCCTGGTCTTCTTGGTCGCGGGGAAAACTCGCCGGACCTCCATCCCGAATTGGCTATTTCCGAGCGGCTTGTACCCGTTTTCGGTCGACCAAACGCGGTACCTGGCGTACGTGTCGGCGACGCTGACCTCCCCATCCGCCTCCGCCACGAGGTGCTCGGCGAGGAATTCCTGAGCCGGATTCGTCGACTCGCGGAACTCCTCGACCGCGGCCTGGCACTCGTACGGGATCTCGAAATCACCTCGATCTCGGAGCCGCATGAGCCCGTCCATCGCCCAATTGAAGAGGCCCGAGAGCTCGCTCGCCGGCCTGGCCGCCCACCATGTCGGCTTGTCCATGTCGAGGATCCGCTCCTCTGGCGGCACCGTGTGCACCAGGTTCACAAGGATCATCCGCCTCCACGTCGCGTTCGATCGGTCGTGGAATCGCGGCCTCGTGTTCCACGCGAGGCAGAGACGGACCGGCAGCAGCGTCGAGTACGCGTCGCGGCCTTTCCGCTCGAGCGTGACCCGCTGGCCGCTCGCGATCGCGCGGAGGACGCTCTCTGCGATCCCATCCATGCGCCCGCACTCGTCGGTGATATTGACCAGCTTCCCGAGCAGTTCGCTCGTCTGGAACCGCTCCCCGAGTAGCTCGAGTCGGACGTGCGCGACGTTCGGCGAGCCGACGACGGCTTCGAGCGCCGCCTGGTAGACGCTCTTCCCATTGCCGCCCTCGCCCTCGAGGACGAGGAAGCGCTGGAGCCCCGTCCACGGGATCAGGCAGTAGCCCATCCACTCCTGTAGCAGATCGATGATCGCGTCGTCGCCGCGGAGATTCCGCCGCAGGAAGCTCGCCCAGTGTGGACCGATCTTCGCTGCCGGGTCGTAGTCGTACGGGAGCACGTGCGGCGACCACCAGTCCGGAGAGTGCGGCTCGAGCTCGGGGAGCTCGCACGCGAGGATCCGATCGACGTCGAGGATACCGTTCCGGAACGCGACCAGACGGCGCGTATCACCCTCCCTTGGCCGCCAGACTCTGCCCTCGTCGCGCTCGATCTCGGTGCCCCAGTCGACCGCGGACGAGACGCCGGAGATCGCACGCCAGCACGTGATGACCGACTCGACCAGCGCGCGCGTGAGCTTCGTTGCCTTCTTCGGCGCGTCGCTCTTGTTCTTCTCGGCGGCTCGCTCTTCCGCGATCCGCCTCAGCTCCTCGGCCACGAAGAGCGTGACGAGCTGCCGGAGATCGTCTCTCGACATCGCCTTCCACGCGCCGCCCTCCCAGCGGTACGCGTCCTCGCGCCAGTATCGGATCCGCTCGAGACGCTGCCGCGCGAAGGCCCGCGCGAGCCGCTGCGGGTCGTCGTCGTGGAGCAGCTCGTCGGGATCGTCCTCGCCGGCCTCGGGCGACTCGACCAGGGGCGACGCCTTCGCGATCACGCGGAGCTCGTCGTAGGTTCCGCCCTGGACGATCCAGTCGCGGAGATCCTTCCCCTCGCCCGGCGGGTCGACCAGGTAGCACTTGCCGGCGACCCGCGCAATCTCCGCGGCCCAGCGCTCGGCGCCCTCACGCCCCACCTGGTCGCGGTCGGCAACGACGACGACGGTCTTGCCGGTGAGCGGGTCGAGGTGCACGGACTTCGGCTTCTCGCCGGCCCCGAACGGATTCGAGAGCGCGACGTGCGGCGCATCACCGATCGCTGCGGTGAGCGCGAGCATGTCGCTGACGCCCTCGACCTTCCAGACGACCGTCGCGTCCAGCAGTCGATCGACCGGCCCGAGCCAGCCGGTCTCGGATCCAGCGGTGCACACGATCTTCTTCTCGCCGCTCCGAGTTGGGAGCGGCAGCCCGGTCGAGTTGTACATCGCCCATCCGCGCGGCAGCTTGCCCTTGCCGCGGATCGGGAGTGCGACGACGTGGTATCGCTCGCCCGACCAGGTCCAGTGCGCGAGCTTCGCGCCGGCGAGCTCGAGCGCGTCGACGGTGACGCCGGGCTTGTGCCTCGCCCAGTTGCCGGCGACGGATCGATTCCAGTCGAGATCCTCGAGCTCGCCGCGGCTCCGCTTCCTGGCCGCGCCGTTCGTCGGCAGCCCGAGCTGAGACGCGGTCCATGCTGCCGCGTCCTTGAACGGCTTCCCGAGCAGCCAACCGATCGCGCTGAGACCGTCGCCGTTCTTCTCGCGGAAGCATCTGTTACACAGCACCGCGCCAGCCGCTTCGTCGATCAGCCGGAAGCGATCGTCGCCGCCGCACTTCGGGCAGGGGTGGTGGCGCCCGTCGAGGAATTCGAGCGGGCAACCGGCGCCGGCGAGCAGCTCGATCCAGTTCCCGCTGGCCGCCTCCTTGATCCGGTCAATGTCCATGGATCATCTCCCTCACCTTTCTCTTCCTGCACCACGGCCCCATGCCGCAGTCGATCGACCGCTTGTCCGTGAGTGGTCGCCCGCAGTAGCGACAGCGATCACCCGGCGCCGCGCTCTCCTCCTGGTAGTCCCGCCACCATCGCTCGAGGTATCGATACGTGCCGATCTCAGCGAGCCGGCGCGAATCGAAGGTGAGCCACGGCACGCCGTATCGCTGCGTCCAGGCGAGGCAGGTGCGAAGCACCGTCTTGGGTGGCAGCCGTGACCTCTTCGGCGGATCGCCGAGGATCGTTCCCCACGACGCCTCGACGACGACGCACGCGGCGTCGAGCACGGCGAGTCGATCCATCTCGCGTTCGAATCGATCGCGACCCTTGGCGAGCGTCGAGTAGAGATCGGCGAGGCTCTTGCGCTCGACGGCGACCTTGTCCTCGTAGCCGGCGATCGAGTAGTCGCCCGATCGGAGCGCCTTCCACTGCCGCTGTACGGAGATCTTCTGGCCGCCCTCGACGGCGTCCTGCTTGAGACCCGCGAACGTGTAGGGCGCCTGCTCGCGCGTGTCGACGATGACGACGAACGGAGACGGTGCCGGCGGGCGCCGGTCCACCGCCTCCACGAAATCACGCGGCGGACTCTTCCTGTGATTGAGCCGCATTCTCCTCTCCACTCTCCACCTGGTCGCCTCGGAGCGCACTGAGCTCCGCCCTCGCCTGGTCGAGCCGCTCCACCAGCAGCGTCTTCCGGGCCTGGATCTTCTGTCGGCGGCACATGTCCGCTGCCGTCGACTCGAGGCCGACGAGCACACACGCGCGCTTTGCACGAGAGATCGCGGTGTAGAGCCACGATCGATCGCAGACCATCCGCGCGCCGCCGTAGTCGTCGAGCGCGACGATCACGACCGGCCACTCGCTCCCCTGGCTCTTGTGCGCGGAGATCGCGTACGCGAGATCGAGCTTGTTCGTGCCGTCGTCGCCCTTCGGGACGAGCACGACGCGGCGCGGCGCGGAGAACTCGACGATCACCTTTTTCGGCTCGTCTCGCACCACGCGGCCGAGCTCGCCGTTCGCGACGTAGAGCTGCGGCGGCTCGCCGTCGCCGCGATCGTCGACGACGATGCCGTCCTCGATGGGGCCGTCTTCCATCAGCTCGTCAACCGCCGGGAAGAACGAGTTCTTGAGGCAGACGACCTTGTCTTCCTTCCAGAACTTCGCGTCGCGATCGGGCCTGTTGTGGCCGTTGAGCTCGGCTTGCAGTCGCTCGTTGAGCGCAGCCCGCGACAGCGGAGACTTCTCGTTCACGGCGCAGATGACTTGCGTCTCCCAGATCCGATTGCTGCCGGAGATCCGCTCGAGCACGAGCGCGATCTCGTCGACGGCGCCGTGCGAGACGGAGCGCAGCATCAGATTTCCCTCGGGGAGATCGAGGCGACCAGGGAGCGTCGGCATCGCGCCGTCGCGCATCGCCGCACAGCACTCGACGATCGCGCCGGAGTTGCGACGGATCTCGGTCAGGTCGCCGCGCGGTACGCCGGCGTCGATCAGGTCGCGGAGCGGTGCCCCGTGGCCGACCGGCGGGAGCTGGTTGACATCGCCGACGAGGAGCAGATGGCCGTCCATGCGGAGCGCGCCGAGGAGCTGCCCGAGCAGCCACGTGTCGAGCATCGACGCCTCGTCGACGACGATGAACTTCTCGTCGACTGGATTCTCCGGCCCGCGCTGAAATCCGAACTCGCTCGAGTCCTCGTCCGACTGGCCGACCTCGAGGAACGAGTGGACCGTCCGCGCGCGGATGCCGATCCCGTATCCCTCGAGCGCCTCGGTGATCCGCACCGCAGCTTTGCCCGTGGGCGCGACCACGGCGACGTCGTCACTCGGGAACGCCGAGCGTATCGCCGCGATCAACCGCGCCGCGGTGTAGGTCTTGCCGGTGCCGGGCGAGCCGCCGAAGAGTCCGATGCGATTCGTCAGCGCCTTCGCGAGCTCCGAGCGCTGGTGCTCGGACGCGTCGAGGCCCTCAGTCTCCGGCCACTCGGCGCGGCCGTAGTGGATCATCTCGGCGACCAGACGTGCGACGTTCGCCTCGGCGCTCGATCTCTCCCTGGCCGCGAACCAGCGAGCACCGGCGTCGTCGACGTAGGTATCGACGAGATCGTCTCCGATCGCGTGCCGGAGCGCGTCGACGGGTTTTGCCTTGGTCGCGCCGATCTTCGAGTAGAGCTCGCTTGCGATCGTCTGTGCGTCGATCCACGTGTGGCCGTCGTTGTCCGACGCGCAGCGATACCACGCGCAGAGTGCTTGCCGGCGGATCGCCTCGCGGTCGTGGCCGAGCTCGAGGTAGAGTTCGTCGGCGCGCGCGAAACCGACGCCGGCGAAGCGCATGATGACGTACGGGTCTCGCCGCACGATCTCCGCGGCTCTGTTGCCCCAGACTCGGATGCACTTCTTTGCGAGCACGCGCGGCAGGTTGCGGCCAGCGAAGAGCGTGATCAGATCGACCTGCGCGCTTTCGGTAGCGGCTTCGAGCGAGAGGAACGCCGCCGCCTCGCGCGCGTTGTCGACGTGGAATCCGCGCACCTTGCACTCATTCGCGCAGGTCTCCGGCTCTTCGCGCAGCTTCCTCACAGCGTCCGATCCGTAGAGCCGGACGAGCGTGCTCGCTGCCCTCGGTCCGACGTGCGGTGCTCGCTTCAGGTAGCGGACCAGCCCGTCCTTGTCGAGCGCGCGGTGCGGCACGAACGAGGAGAACACGAACTGCTCGCCGTATCGGTAGTGCGTCGTCCAGCGGCCGAAGAATCGGTACCACAGACCGGACTCGAGTTCGCCGTCTTCGGCGTCGCCCTTCGCTTTGACGTAGCCCTTTCCCTGGACGTCGAGCTCGACGATGACGGTGTCGCCCCAGCGCTGCCGCTCGCCGAGATATTTCGCGACGATCTCTTGTAGCTTGGCTCCCATGCCTCCCTCCTTCTGTGGACGAAAAAGGGGACCCGCCGCACACGCGACGAGTCCCGACACGAAAGGGGAGGATCAGAGATCGCCGAAGGGGTCGGAGTTGGACGAGACCTGTGTGCCGCTGAGCGCGTGCTGGACGAACTCCTTCGCGGTTATCGCCAGCTTGAGCGCGTCTTCGTTCTTCGGCACGTCAGCGACTTCGTCATCGCCCAGCGGCCAGATGGCGCCGAACTTCCACGACAGCTTCGTCGTCTTCTTCGTCTCGCCGTTCTTCTCGTACGAGTCCTCGAAGAGTTCGATGACGACGTGGCGGCCGATCGCCTGGCGCAGATCGACGTCGGCGTCGGTGCCGGCTTCCATCAGACCTGCAGCCCACGCGAGGCGCGACAGCCGATCGATCGCGAAGTCCTTCGGATCGTGCGGATCGTAGTAGAAGAACTCCGTCGTCGTCTTCCCCTCCTGGCCGGGCACGGTGCCGGTGAGGATTTCGAACTCGACGGGAATCGACTTCGCGTGCTTCCCGTGCGAGTTGTCGACCGACTTGATCATCGCGTGGTACTTGCCCGGCTCCGGCGACTTCCCGCCCTTGCCCTGCTCGTGTGGATCCTTCTCCGTGCGGAGTCTCATGATTCCTCCATGTGTCGTGACAGTGCGAGCGCCTCTGACAGGTCGACGATCCAGCGCAGCGGGTAGCCGAGATGGCGCTCACATACCTCGGCGACGCGCGCGCGTCCGTACTGTGCGAGTAGCGGCCGGACGAACGATGGCAGCTCGTCGTCCGGCCCGATCAAAAAGCGGCGTCCGCCTCGGCCTCGAGCTTCAGCGTCTCGAGTCGCGAGTGGAGTTCCTTCGCCGTCTCGGTCGGGAGCTCGGCCACGGTGGACGATCCATGTCGATCGAGCAGCGCGCGCAGCTCTTCCGCTGGCCGCCCGACGTCGCGCCATAGCTGCTTGATCTCGGCGGCGAGCGAGTCGCCGGCGTGTCCGTTCTGCTGCTTGGTCGAGAGCGTGAGCGTCTCTGTGTGCGCGATCGGTTCATCTTTCGGCTCGGGAAACTCGCCGAGCCAGTCGAGCACCGGCAGCAGCCAAGCCTCGCCCGGCTTCACGACGATCGAGCCATCGATCGCGGAGCAGCGCGTCTTCGAAATCGTGAGCTTGTGTGCGGTGTCGAGATCGCCCACGACGGTAAACTCGTACTCGACGCCCTCGCGCTGCACCGGCTTGAGGCCGATCTTCTCAACGGTCTTCTTGCCCTTCTCGTCCTCGCCGAGCACGTATTCCATCTTCGAGCGCATCGTCGCGACCACGTGGCCTGGGAACGCGAGGATCGCGTCGACCATCTGATTGTGCTGCGGCGTGACGTCGCGCCATGCGCCGAACGATCCGCCCGACGTCTTCGCCGCTGCGCGGTCCACCTGGTCGAGCGCGCCGCCGGTCCCCGACCACGCGTGCGACAGCGAGTCGATCACGAGCACCTTGATGCCGGCACTCGCCGCAGCCTTGATCGCCGCGACGTACGCGCTCGGCGCGAAGTGCTCGAGCTCGACGCCCTGCCACTGCCACTCTTGGCCGTCCTCGTTCTGTCCGAGGTAGAGCTTCGCGGATCCGTGCTCGGTGTCGATCACGCCGACCGGGCCGCCGAATCGTTTCGCGATCGCGAACGCGAAGCGGAGCGCGGTGTATGTCTTGCCGGCTCCGGCCGGCCCGTCGAGTGCGAGGCGCAACCGATTCCCGGCGCGCGTCATCTGCTTGAACATGCATCCTCCCTCTGGTCGTGTACTACTTCTCGATCGTGACGCGCGGCGTTCCCGACGGTCCGCGGTTCGCGCGATCGATCATGGCGACGAACGCTTCGAGATCCTTCGGCCCCGCTGTGCCTTGCAGCTTGTCGAGCTCGCGCTTGCGGACGGCCAAGGATGCAATCCTCAGCGCGCGATCGCGGTGCTGCGGGTAGGCGTTGTACGCCTCGCGCAGGATCGACTGCTCGTAGGCGTCGTCGGGCATCGTCACCTTCGCGCGTCGCGTCTTGCCTTCGACGCGCCGCGTCTTCCGTTCGTCGTCGTGCGTGAGTCGCGCGATCGCGAGCGCGAGAGTTCGCTTCGCGTCCAGGTAAAGCTGCGCTCTCGTGGATGCGCGCTCGTACTCGGAGATCAGCGCGTCTGCGTCGCTGCCGTCGACGACTTCGCCGCCCGGCAGGATCACGTCTGTCGCGATGTCTTGCATGGTGCTCCTCGGTTAAAACGAGCCGACGGCGGTTGAGACCGCCGGCTCGTCCGTTGGAAGCCGCAGCGCGACGAGCGCTGCGGGGGATAGGGTTTCCGTCAGACCAGCCGATACTCGTACGGACGCCCGCAGCGCTCCGCGCGCCGACGCAGAACGATGCGCTCCTCGGCGAGCTGCTTCAGGTGCGGCGCGGCGGCGTTTTCACTGGTGAATCCGATTGCGCGCGCGACCTCGAGCGCTGTGCGGTACTCGCTGCGCGAGAGTGCGTCGATGACCTGTGCAGCACTCACGAGAACTGCATCCAAGTGCTCATCGCGACGACGGCGATGTCGAGCAGCTCGTCCATCGCTTCGTCGGGGTCGCCCTTGCGGATCGCGTCGAGCAGCTCCGCGAGCTCCTCGGCGAGCAGGCCATAGGCTTCGTGCAGCGACTGGATCTCGCCGTGCAGCTTGATTCGCTCGACGAGTACGTTCATGGCTTCTTCGTGTTTCATGCCTCTGTCTCCTGACCACGCCCCGCCCGCCGATCCTTCACAGCGGACGGGGCCGGCCTCTTCACCGCGCGATCACTCCACCGCGCAAAAAAGTGCACCCGCCGGACCCCGGCGACGGGTGCGCGTCACGTGACGCTGATTTCGTCGTGCTTTGTCTCCTTGTCGAACTCCTCGCAACGCTGAAGTCGATTCCGGCCGTTGCATCCGACCGGTAGATCGATCTGCCCTCGCAACGCACATCACTCGTGATCTCCACTGCGAGCCGATCGCGGTTCCGGCGGCGCGGCGCGTGAGTCGCTCTCGCAACGCACATCACTCGTGATCTCCACTGCGAGTCCGGCGGCTTCCAGTTGAGCACGTCGACGATCGAGAACTCGCAACGCACATCACTCGTGATCTCCACTGCGAGCGGGCAAGGGCGCGGCTGCGACGACGGACAAGATCGTCTCGCAACGCACATCACTCGTGATCTCCACTGCGAGGGCCTCCGCGCAGGTCTTTACGCGCCCTGCGTTTACGCGGCTCGCAGCGAGAGCCCCGGTCCTGTGCGTTCTCGGCACCTTTCGATGCCGAGCGATCTCGCGTCGTAACGCGAGACCTCGCCGAGACATCGAGCGCCTGCCGGGAGTCAGCGATGACATCGCCGCTCGCGGCCCGGCTCTCGTGTCCCTCGGCTTCGCCCTCGGCGACGAGGGGCGCGTCGGAATCTCCCTCCGGGACAACGGGGAGTCCGACGGCTACGTATCCCCGCCGCGCGATTTCGCGCAGCGGGTCATCTGATTCGTGGAGCTTCGCCGCCGAGACCTCGGCGACTCTCACTCCGGCTGATTCTGCTGCCGTACGCACTCGATCCATGAGGCGCTGGCGGTTGCGGCGGAGGAAGCGCGAACGCAGTTCTGCGCGCGTCTCACGAGGGCGCACGTCCTCGCTCTCGTCCTGCTGCTCCTCGGTCCTGCCGATCTGCGCAGTGATCGCGATCGCGGCGCCCTCTGACGATGCGTAGTTCACCGCGGCGCGCGCCATGATGCGGCAGGCGTCCTCGATGCGCCTCTCGTACTTCTCGCGTCGAGCACCAAGCGGGGCGAGCTTGCGCGCTCGGCCGCGACCCTCGCGCAGCTCGTAGTCCTTCCGCGCGCATCGGCCGACCTCGCGGCGCCAACGAAGCCACTCCTCCCAGAGCCGCCAGAAATTGCATGGCGGCGGGTAGTCGAGTGCCTCGGTCTTCCCGCCGGAGCGCAGGTGTAATCCGGCGAGCGAGCCGCCGCGAACCTCCAGCGCAACGACGCCGCCGGCCCCGGCGCTGATCGTCTCGGGCTCCTCCTCGTACGCGAGGAGCCCGTACCAGCGGCCGAGACGGTCGAGCTGCAGCTTCAGGTCGCCGTGTCGAATCTTGCCTCGCGCGATCTGTCTCCAGGTCTTGCGTTGCCGGCGTCCCGCTGGCCAGCATTCCGCGCGCACCCAGCGCGGATTCGGCTTGCCCCAGACGAGCATCTCGACGTGCTCGTGATCGACGACTCGGGCCTCCTGCCGGCGCAACATCAGCGGCAGTCGACGGAATGTCGCGAGTGACTTCTCGCCGCGTGCGACGTCTCGTCGATCCGTGCGCCATCGCGCGTAGCAGTGCGTCGCGACAGCCGAGCGAACGCCGCCGCCGACCGGCTCGCCCGTCGGCACGTAGGCGGGCTCGAGCCCCTTGACACCGCCGAGTCGACGATAGGCGTACGTGTGCGGCGCAACGCCGTCGGGCTCCTCCTGTTCGCGCAGGTAGAGGTCACGCATCACGGCGTTCGCCGCGATGCGCAGATCGTCACGCGCGACCTTGAGCGCGCGGGACTCGTCATCTGACAGGCGGAGGCTGAGGCGTATGCAGCGAATCACAGCCACCACCAAACGACAGCGATCCACCCAGCAGCCGCGATCGCCGCGACGATCCACAACGCCGCGATCGCAGCGCCGGTGCCGGCGACGGACTCGCTCGATCTCCCCTGGCCGCCGGCGCAGCCACTCACGATGTCGGTGTAGCCGGTACCGGAGCATAGCGAGCACCGCGATCCGTCGTGCCACTTGCCGGCGCCCATGCAGAGCGGGCACTTCTCAGCTGCCATTCCTGCCTCCCTTCCCGTTGTAGATCCTATGCGCTGCGGCGCTTCCGTCGCCGTGCGTCTTCCCGGATGAGACGCTCGAGATATTTCTGGAGCGTCTCCCCTGTCGCGATCACGCGACGTCGCGCAATCGCGTGCGCTTCCGACCTGATCTTGATGGACTTGAGCTCCACGAATCGAATTCCCTCACGAGTTCGGCGACACGATGCCGAGAGTGTCGCCGCGCGTCAAGGGGAATTTTCCCTTTTTCCGCTCGACTGCGCAGCCTCCCAGCAGCGCCGGCACGCCGGACGCCACTGTCGATCGCGCCATACGCGGCGCGCGCAATCGGCGCAGAGCAGGCAGCCGCAGCGCTCGCAGGTCGTCACGTCCGCGGCTCGCTCGCCGCAGTCGCGGCACTCGGCGACCAGGCCGACGTTACTCGGCATCTCAATCCTCCCGCACCACGCGAACCCAGTAGCCGGGCGCGATGATCTCGTCGGGGTCGAGCGAGTTGTCGCGCGCGAACTTCAGCGCGCCACAGTCGAGCACGCTCACGTAGAGCGCGCGCACGCGGAGCGGCTTCCCCTGGCCGGTGTCGAGCGCGTAGGTGTGGAGACGTGTCGTCTCAATCGGTTTTCCCACTGGATGCCTCCTTCGTCTTCAGAGTCAGCAGCGGCAAATCGTCCTCTCGATCGATGAGCGATCGAGCGCGCTTCGTGACATCGTAAGTCTCGCCTTCGATCAGCCGCACGAGATGCTTGCGCCGTAGTCGATACAGAGCTTGGTCGACACTGTTTTCTGGATGCGAGCCAGGCCAGCAACGCGCGGCCAACTCGATGTCTCGTGCGGAGCATGGCCCGAGTGCCCGTAGAGCGCGAAGAACCTGCGCTTCGAAGGTCATTTCGCATCCTCCTTCTTCGTCGCCGCAATAGCGATCATCCCGTCAGCGTCGATCGATATCGAAAACCACGGCTCGGTCTCGGGAATCCAGTCGAGCGAGATCGAACCGTCAGGATCGCAGCCCACCGTGAGATGCTTCGCCGACGTGATGCGCTCGACGATCTGGTACGCGACGCCCAGCGCGCGGACTGACACAGGCTCGGCGCCGTGTCCGTCCCAGTTGCGTTCGCAGCAATCGACATAGGTCTCGTCGATCTCGGCCATGAGACGGTCGCGGTCGTCGTAGTGTGGGGCTTCGTCAGTTGTCATCGCTCGCCTCCAGCTTGGCCCCAGGAACGTGACCGCACTGCTCGCATGGCGACATCGGGCACCCGCGCAGGATCAGCGCTACGATCACGATGGTGATGCAGAGCGCCCAGCCGGTGCCGTTCTCCAGCCCAAACAGGATCGTCTTCTCGTCACTCGCCATCGATCTTATCCAGCGCGTTAAACATTGATCGCCGCCCAGCCAGAGCCGCAAACACCGAACTGACACATGGTCCGCACAGTTCCATTGGTGCTCGCCGACCAATCCGCATGCGGACCCAACCATGCGGAAGATCGCGTGGTCTCTCGTCGTGCACCGCGACGAAATCGCCGCAACCGTCACAACTCCAGCATTCCTGGACCATCGTCTTATTCACGGCCATCGCTTGCCTCCAGCGCTCTCAGCAGCGCGCGCGCTGCGTCGGGGAAGAACCTCCATGTCTCGGCGCTGAACACGTCGTAGATCCTCCAGTACCAGCCGTTGACGTTGCTCGATACGGCGGCGCTCTCCAGCCGCCCTGGCGGCGACACCGATCCGTCGTCGTTGACGCGCCAGTCGGCGAACTCGCCGTCGCCGCGCAGCGCCTTCAGCGCATCGCGCGCAGCCTTCAGCCCCGCCATGATGACCAGATCGGAGTCGCGGTCTTCGCGCGCCGGGATCGAGATCTTCAGCGCGTGCTCTCCGCCCCACTGTCGCTTGACTGCGTCGGACAGCTCGTCCCACGCCGCGTCGATCTTCGCGAGCGCAGCTTTGATGTCGGGGCTCGCGCCCTGCGACGCCATCGCGTCCTCCCAGCCCGCCTCGTATTCGCCAGCGTGGCTCGCGTTCGCGATCATGTCCGCGTTGCCGCCGCGCTCTCGGATCTGCTCGAGACGGCGCTGCCAGGCTTTTTCGATGTCACTCATCACGCCCTCCGTGCTTCGCGCGCCACGCGTCGCTCTTGACATCGAGCGGGCGCGAGCCGTGGATCCACCCGAGTACGTAGCCGGTGATCGCGGCGACCAGGGCGACGAGCGCGATGCAGATGATGTCGATCATCACTCGCCGCCCTCCGCGCGCGCGTAGCCGCTCGCGTCCACAATGTCTTGCAGGTCGAGCGCGATGGACATCATCGAATCGCGCCCAAGCTCCTTGCCGATCGAGTGCAACTGGGCGTGGACGCTCCCGTTGCCTTTGCCGCACTCGCTGTGGAGGCTCGACAGCATCAGCCGCAAGAACTCGGCCTGCGCCTCGCCGTCCTGCTTGGCCCACCACTCGGCGACCTTCCAGAGTGGTAGTGCGTCGAGGTCCATGAATAGCGCGCCCATCACTCCCCCTCCCCGCGCTGGGCTTCGATTCTCGGATCTTGAGTCAACGCCGCCGAATATGTCGGCTCGCGGTGCTGCTCGACACGAAACGGGAGCGCCGGTGCGTTCGGTACGTTCGCCTTGCGGACCAGCACGACGAGAGGGAACTCGGTTTCCGGGTCATTATCGAATCGGTATTCTCCATACAGCTTGGCCGCAGCCTCGATGTCCATGGCAAAGATCGATGTCGGGTCGTCTCCACTCTCTGGGTCGCCGTCGAAGTCGAGATCCCAGCAATGGTACTCTGGCCTCATCACTCCCCCTCCCCGCGCTGGGCTTCCCACGATGGTAGCCGCCCGCTCGAATAGGACGCGACCATCGCTGCCAGGTTGCACACGTCGGCGGCCTCCCTGACGATCCCATCCGGATCATGGTAGTCGCAGACGACGTTGGCGAGTTCGTGGACCTCTTCGAGCAGTTTGACGATGACCGAGAAGTCGTCGTCGAATCCGCCGCCGTTCTTGTGGTCGTTCGCGCGGAAGCGCTTCTCCATCTCGATCGCGATCTCTCGCACGAGTGGGCGCAGATCTTTCCAGTCCATCACTCCCCCTCCGCGCGCTGGGCTTCGAGATCCGCGATGCGCGCCTTCAGCTTGCCGATTTCTTCGTTCGCTCTCCGGAGCGCCTCGGCGCAGTAGGCGTACTGAATGGCACGATTTGGCGAGAGCATCTCGGCTGCCGCGAACGCTTCATCGACCTCTTTCTTTAGCGCCTCAGCCACTCCAAAGTGGTAGTCCGGAGATAACAGCTGCGCGTCAATCGGTTGCTTGCTCAGGTCCTTCACTCCCCCTCCCCGCGCTGGGCTTCGGACTTTGCCTGGTTCCGCTCGTAGGCGATATCGAGCCCTTTATGGCTGCGCACGTCGTCCAGCGGAATGAACGCCATACGGTAGCCGTCTGGGTAGTGTTTGCGGAACGTCTCGTGGCGATCTGGCCGAGACCCCTCGAGAATCCCGAGGTCGTGCAGCATGTAACCTTCATGGCTACAGATGTGGCTACCGAGGCCGGTGCCGTCCTCAGCGAGCAGGCATCCCGAATACCAGCCCGGACTCCCACCGTTGTTGAATCCGTAGATGACCGGGAGGTCTTCGACGTCATTCTCGTGCGGGTTGTAGACTGCTACTGGCCGGCCGTGCCACTCGGCAAGATGTGCGTACAGGTATCGCTCTGCTGCTTCTGGCGTCGTCATCACTCCCCCTCCCGCTCACGCGGAGCGTAGTACCTCTCGCGCCACGCGTCGCTCTTGATCTCGAGCGGGCGCGAGCCGTGGATCCACCCGAGTACGTAGCCGGCGACGAGGCCGACCACGAAAGCGAGCGCAGTGCAGATGATTGCCGTTCCCATCACTCGCCGCCCTCCGTGCGCGTGGGGGCTACTCCGCTGAAATGAGAGCTGCACGCATGAGCGGCCGTCCGCATCAAGACATCGATGCTCGGGTGGTTCCCACCGAAGCGCCCAGGCGGGTCGGCCTCGTGGACCTCATACTCGACATCTCCGTTGTCCCACCACACCTTCGACACCCTGAGCATGATCGTCTCTCTGTACTGCCTGACTCGTATCATGGATCACCTCACCAATCGAATCTCGATGCGTTCATCGTCCTGCCAACCACGCTTCACCAGCACGGCCTGAGCGTCCGCAGCAGCGTCTCGAAACTCTATGCCCGGGGCGCTCCCAGAGATGAAGAAGTGCAGAAACCGTGGCGGCAACGGCCAGGCGCGTCGGCGGTAGATGCTCACACACACCGCCTGGAACTCGGCGTACAGCTTTGGTTCAACGGCCATCGAATGCTCCCACATCGATCTCCTCGACCTTCCGGCCGCGATCCCGGCTCATCGTCCAGCACGCCTTGCACATCTGCTTTCCACGGTCGGCCATGTACGGACTCCCTCTCAGTCTATTGGCGCTCTTGCCGCAGTAGTCGCACTTGTTCACCGTTGCGCCGAGACGTCGCTCGACGCAGCAGTGCTCGCACTCTCCGAATCCGGCGTCGTGGCACAAGGCGCAGAGTTGCCGGCCGCACTCATCGCACGACAGGTCCTCCGAGTCTCGCGCTGGCTCGCCGCAATCAAGGCAGTGAACGACGACCGTCTGGACCCGGTCTCACGATCCTGCACATGCATGCGTCGAACACATCGAGCGCTTGTCGTGTCTCCGGAACCCGGAGAAAGGCGACCTCCACAATTCGGGTCGCCTGGACCTTCGCGCCCTGATCGGTGTCGGCCCGGAATTCCCTGGAGAGAACAACGTCTGGGCATTGCTCGTCCGGGTTCTCTGCCTCGATCGACAGCCACCATTTCGTCCCCGGGAGTCGGTTGTCGCACGACTTCGTGAGCCTGATCGAGATGGCTCCGACGACGCGATCGAACCCACCGTCTACTGCTCGCCACGGAGGCAAGTCGAGAAGTGATTTCATGGCTCCCGCACTCCCATCCTCTCGCCGGTAAAGGTGGCCGCGCGCACCGGCGAGCAGCGCGCGCGGCCTGGGACAGGATTCTCAGATGTCGTCCAGCTCGATCGCGATCTCGATCTCGCCGGCGACGCCACGCGCCACCGCGGACTCCGCGGCCTCCTCGCAAGCCTCGATCCAGTCGTCCATCTCGACGCCCTCGGGGATCGTCGCGTCGGGCATCCAGCATGACGGGTCGTCGCCCTCTGGCGGGATCACGGCGAATCGCCCCGTCGGAGCGTAGACCAGAGCGCCGGCGACAGTACCGCGACTGTCGGGCACTGGGCACTCGTGCGGCTCGTAGGAGATCACGAGCTCGACGCTGCGATCGGAGTACCCGCCCTGCGACGCGCAGCCTGCCTCGTCTCTGCGCAGGCAGCGAGCCGCGCCGCTCAATGTCCGGTGGTGGTGCCCACAGTCGCCCCTAACGCTGCCGATCGTCCGGTAGTAGCTCTTCGTCGTCGTCATGGTCGCCATGTCCTGTCTCCTGTCCTGTGTCCCGAGTCTCTCAGCGCTCGCCCGCCACGCCGCGACGCAGTCGCCATGCATCCCACTCCTGCGCGCTGCTGGACGCTGGTGGCTGGTCACCGACTGGCCACGAGTCCACTACGACAGCCGTCGCATGCTCTCGCGGGCGCGTCGCCTGCGGGCCGCGGATGGTCGTCGCATTCTGCTTCGGGTTCCAGACTGCCCACATTCGCTGACTCATGTCCTGTCTCCTGTCCTGTCCTGCGGCCGGGGTCATTCCCAGCCAACGGAATAAATGGTACCGCCAATTCCGCCCCCGGTCAACAAGGAAAAACGGTACCGCCAAAGATTTTTCCTGGTACCATTTCCGCCATGGCGAAGAAGACGAAGAAGACCGCGCCTCGCGGGCGCCCGGACCTCGGCCGCAGTGTCGATCTGCGGGTCCGAGTGACTGCCGATCTGAGGGCTCGGATTGCGCGGGCCGCGACCAGGGAGGCCGTGTCGGGGAACGAGCTGGTCATCCGCGCGCTGGAGGCGTACCTGCGATGAGGATCGCCGAGATGAGATACCTCCCGGAGCCGCTCGCAGACCTCCAGCATCCGTCGCTGCGCGAACATCTGATCGGCGAGGAGACGAAAGCGTACTACCTACTCCGCGAATGCGGGTTCTCGTTCCTCGCCCAGCAGCTCGGCCTCGTCTTCCGCTGGCTGCGCAGCATGGAGCTTGCGCATTGCATGGAGTCGGAGGTGATGCGATGACCGAGTTCGCCGACAAGATCGACATGGCCGAGATCGACATCCGCTTCCCCGACGGCGTGATCGTGTACGGAGACGTAACCGTCGCCGACCTGGTCGAGAAATGGAAGCTCTGCGTCACGCCGCCAGTAACGCCGCCCCAGTCCGGGTACGTACTCGAGGAGATGAGTCGATGAGCGACGTCAACGAGCGCGAGAAGCTGATCAACGAGCAGTTGGCCCATTTCACCGGCTTCAAGGGCCGCGACTTCTGCGGCGATGAGCTCGACGCTTACGAGCTGCTCGAATTCATGGAGCAGAACGGATGGGAATCCAGCGTGAACGACATCGGGTTCCGGGAAGCCGGCAGCGTCTTCTGGATCTCTTGTTTTGAAAAGAGTGACATGAAGGGGCAGGGAGACGCTTACGCATCGAAGCCCATGTCGATCGCACACGCCGCACACAGAGCGCTTGCGGCCGAGCGAATTGCCTATGCTCGCAAGATCGATGGGTTGGCCATGGATGGCGTGAGATATCTCGTATTCGGCGGCCCCCCTTACGGCGAGCCGCTGACCGGCGGATGGGTCGATTTTGTCGGGTCTTACGAAGACGAGGGCAAGGCGAAAGAGGAAGCCTCGCGCAATGAATGGGCGCAAGTGGTCGCGGTCCCATCGGATCCGTCCAAGCCCTGCAAGGTGCTTTGGACGTGGTTTGGAGACTACGCGAAGAACTTCCTCGATCCTCGTGAGAGAAATTGGCGGCAGGGCTGGAACGAAGGACTTGTTGATGGATGAGCGACGCGCTGGAGGCTTGGATGGCGTGAGTGATGCTGATGTGAGAAAGCTATACACAGACGAAGACCTCAACATCACGCCGGAGGTGTGCTGCGAGCTCTGTGGCGAGACGATTCACAACCACTTCGACTGCCCAGCGTGCGAGAAGAAATTCGCCCCGACTGACACGTATGCGCCCCTGGACGGATGGGACAAGCCGATTGAGTTCCGCTGCGAATCCTGTGGCGCCAGTTTCCGGATGGTCTCGGGGTCGGACCCGATCATCGACTCGGTCTGGGAGCGCCTACCCCCGAACCACCATCGCGACCAGGGCGCCAGCGACGGCGAGTAGCACGACAGCCACGCCGCCGAAGACGACCTTGCGCAGCATCGGCAGATCCTCCGCACGGTCCTCGATCTTCGAGACCCGCTCGCGCAAGTCGAGCACCGCGGTTTGCCTCGCGAAGTCCTGACGGAGCTCCTGCTTGAGCGAGTCGAGGCGGGACTCGATCCGCTTGCTGCGATCGTCGAGTCGGATCAGTAGCTCTTTCTCGGATGCATCCATTCGCTCGTCAGTCATGGGGGGATCCTCGGATTGGACGGGTCTCGGCTCCCGCCTACGCTGTCGTCGTGATAGTCGTACTCGTTGCGTTCTGCACCGCGCGCTTCTTGCCACTGGGGGAAACGGCAATCACCGCGACCTCGTAGGTCGTCGACGGAGCGACGCTGTCCGCGATCGTGAACGACTGCCCGACACTCTGCCCCTCGAATCGATAGAGCTGCGTCGAGATCCGGCGCCAGATCTCGTAGTGCGAGATCGCCACCGCGGACGTCGCGGTCGTCGCCGTCGGCAGCGTCCACGAGACGTCGATCACCTTGACCGAGTCGGCCGCAGCAGTCTGCGGCTCGCGCTCGACGAGCTGGAGATTCGTCACCGCGCCGGGGAAGAGATCCGACTTGACTGTGCGCGGCGCCGAGTCCGACACCGCCGTGATCGTCTGCGTGTAGACGTCGGGGTCGTAGTAGACCGCCGTCACTTTGCGGCGCAGGCTGTCGCCGAGCGACGTCTCGACCACGCGGAACTTCTCGATCGTCGAGTCGACGGCGCCGATCGAGTACTGATCGCCCGGTGAGAGCGTCGTGTCCGTGCGCGCGAGCGAGATCCAGTCGGTCGGCGAGTCGAGCAGATCGGCCGTCACCTCCTGGACGTCGACCGCGCCGCTCGCGTCGTAGATCAGCGTCACCTCGTACGTCGTCCCCGTCGCGAGTGTCACCTGGCGATCGAGTCGGATCTTGCGTGCGTCGCCCGAGATCTCGCGCACGCGCCCGTTGCCGATGCCGATCTTGCCGGTGATCGACGCGAGCCCGATCACGTCGCCCGCCTTGAGTCCGATCGAGCTGACCCCGCACTCGAAAGACGCGACGCGCCGCTGCAGCCGATTCGACGCGAGGAACTTCTGGATCTGTCTCTCGATCTGCCGGATGCGAGTCACGCCGTAGAGCTCGAGCGTCTCGTCGACGAAGTCGACGCCGTCGCCGACCGTGTCGTCGTGGATGATCAGCGCGTCGCGCTCGTAGTCCTGGTCCTCGTTGAGAAACTCGGCCGTGATCCGCGAGCCGAGCGTGTCGGGCGAGAGCAGCGTGTACTCGAGCGACTCGCGCTCGTAGCGCGCCTCGGTGTAGTAGCGCGAGACCGGCGCGGCCTCGTCGATCACGACGCGGAACTCGCCGCCCTCTTCGACCAGGAAGGCATCCGATCCGCGCGTGAAGATGTTGAGCACGTCGACGCCCCTCTGTCTCGTGTCGAGCGCGTAGTTGAACGTGCATCGCCGCTGTCCATCGACGATCTCATCGCAGTGCGCGGCCCAGTCGATGAACGACTGCAGCATCGAGTCCGAGAGCGAGTCGTAATCGTAGTACTTGCCGAGCCCGTGGCGCTTCGAGCAGATGAACCAGAGGCAGCACCACGCGGGGTTGTCCGTCCACCCGCGCGTATACGACGACGTCGTCGTGTACTGACGGATGCGATTGATCCCCTTGACGATCGCAGAGTAGCTCCCCGGAGTTCGCGACTGCTCCTGCGGCACTTGGCGCACCGCGAACTGCGCGAGTCCAGGATGCGCGCGCGCGCCTTCGACAGCTTCGACGAGGCTTTCGAATCGGAACTCGTCCTGGATGTTGGGATCGACGTTGTCGGCGGTGACGCGCGTCACCTGCACCTGGTAGATCCGCTGCGCGAGGTTCTCGAAGCGAATCCACCACGACTTCGGCGAGCGCGTCGCGCCCGAGATCGTGAATGTGCCGGCGTCGGTGTAGCTGCCGGTCGCGTCGGGTCGATACTCGATCTTGACTTCGACTTCGCGCGTCTGAAGCTGGCCGTCTGACGTGAACTCGTAGAGCCCCTGCCCGAAGCTCAGCTCGACTTCGAGCGCGGTCACTTCGTTCGACGTCGTCTTGGTCTGAGGAGACGCTTGCGGCACCGTCGTTTCGACCGAAAGCGTACTCTTCGTCTCGTCGAATCCGACGGCGTGCTTCTGGTCCTCCGCGCCGAGAATCGTCTGGTATAGGATGCCCGGGATATCCTCGATCGGGTTGTCGTCGATCTCGATCGCCGTTATCGACTCGACCGGCCCATGCGAGACGACGATGCGCGTGTTGAGGCGGCGCGCGACGACTTCGGTTTCCGACGTCTGGCCGATCGCGGTGATGATCTCGCTATCCGCCGCGAGCTGATCGAAGCGCACGTCGGTGTAGGTCTCGATGATGTGCCCTGCGACGCGCAGCTCGCCGAAGACGATCGGGATCGGGACGCCGGCGCCGACGGTGTTCTGCCGGCCGGAGAACTGGACGGTGGGAGAGTCCTCCTCCCTCGTCGGCTGCTTCGGCGGCCGATCGGCCAGTGCTCGGCTTGCCTCTGCGATACCCTTATTGAGGAGCCACTGCCCGACGACGAACGGCGCGAAGAGCGGCGCGACTCCTGCCGGCAGCACCGCGTACTCGACGTGGTCTCCGTCACCGCAGACGGTCTCCGGCGTCGCACTGCGGCCGTTCACGTCGACGAGCATGCGCTCCCAGTTCTGGTCGCCCAGGATCGACGAGAGCGGCCAGCGAAAGCCTCGCAGGTCCGTCGCGGTCGACGTCGAGCCGCCGCGCCAGTCGTGGCGTGTGAGGGTCAGCATCTCGGCGGCTCCATTCGCGCCTGATCTGCCGCCGTCCAGACCGGCCGTCCGTAGAGCGTCCTGGATGGCAACCGATAGACCTCCGGCCGCTCTGCCATCCGATCGACCATGCGCGTGCGAACGACACCGCACGTCGACGTCGCCTCGACCATGTATCGATCGTCCTCGACGATCGCGACGTGCTGATCCGAGAGTCCGAGCGAGCGCGCGAAGTGGAGAATGTCGCCCGGCTCGATCGGGCCCGAGATCTTTCGAGCGATCTGCTTGAGTCGCACGATGTCCCGCGGTGATCGCGTGCGCAGCGGATTCGGCAGCTCGACGCCGACCCACGCGCGCGCAAACCAGATCACGAGGCCGAGACAAGAAAATTTGTCCGGGCCCTCGCCGTCGAGCGCGTACGGTGCACCGATCAGAGGCTCGAGCACGTCAGCGCAGACGCGTCGGCATGAGCGGTTCGGCATTGAACTGGATTCCGTTGGCATGCGCATTACAGCCGAGAGTCCCCGTCAGTGATCGATCGCAGGTGGCGTATCCACCCGCGAGAAATCGGAAGTGGAAGAAGTCGATGTCGAGTATCGCCGTCGAGAGCGTGTTGCTGCCGGCGACCAGGCCGACGTTGATCGTACCTGACATCGAGAGCGTCTCTGTCCCACGCAGCGTCCACGCGTTCGTCGGCTCGCGCGACTGTCCGCCCGGCGTCTCCGTGCGCGAGTAACACGACCAGGTCGAGCCCGAGCGCACGAGCCGAAACGCGTTGTGAAGCGAGCCCGATGGCGAGTCGTCGTAGTCCGACTCCGCGCTCGTGCCCGCGGTCGTCACGCGCGCGCGACACTTCGAGACCGACGACGCGTTGAGCGCTGCGCCCCAGAAGATCCACTGGTCGAGATCGTCCGCGTCCTGGACGAGGATGCCGTAGTGGTAGCGATCCTCGTCGGTGAGTGGGCCCTTCCACGTCTGCGTCTGGACGTCGATGTCGGTCGATTCGTTGACCGAGTCGGCGCCGATTTTCTTGTAGACGTACGGAGCGTTGAAGGTCGAGTCGTCGAACTTGATGCCGCTGCCGCCGTAATTGATGCGCAGCACGCGATTCGTCGACGAGATGCGAGTGTCCTTGTAGCCGCTCTCGAAGGTCGGACCCGCATCGTTCGCGACCTCGTCGGCGTTGACGACGTACCACCCGTGCGCGAACTGCACCTCGCCGGCGCCGATCGACGTCGTGTAGAGCTTCTGCGCCGTTTGGAGCTCGAACTCGTCGGACGGATAGATGCAGAGCGGCGGCTCGTCGGCGTTCTCGTGGTCGAAGCGCTTCTGATAGTCGTTCGGGCAGCGATCGCGGCTGAACAGGATGCGCGGAAACTGCTGATCGAAGATCGGCGGCGGCCCGAGCTCGGCGACGACGGCAGCCGGCTCGACCGAGCGGATGCGTCTGAGCTGAAAGCGAAACGTGCGGATCGCGAGTGACGGCGTCGCCAGATCCGCGTAGCGAATCGCGCGCAGCGTCACGATCGCGCCCGTCGGATCGTTCGCCTTGCAGAACGCCACGATCGCGCGTGTCGGGTCCGCGAGCGTGATCGAGATCTCCGGGATCTCGCCGAGCGTCGACTCTGAGATGTCGGTGCGCGCGATCACGACGGACGAGTAGGTCTCGCCGTCGAACGCGACCTCGCCGGCCGTCTGCCCTGGCGTGTTGTCCGACCACGCGACCAGGTGGAGATCGCCGCCCGTGTACGCGACGTCGAAGAACTGGAGGATCAGATCCGACTCGCGCAGCGTCGCCGCTGTGGTCGCGACGGCGAGATGCGCGAGCGTCGATGTCGTGACGGCAGCACCCGGGAGGAGTGCTCCGCCGATCGGCATGGCTCCGATTGCTCCTCCGCCGATGGCCATCAGTCGTACTCGATCGTAATGGTTCCGACGGCGTCGATTGTCCCGTTCGGAAGGAGCCCGCTATCCGAATAAATCGATGCGTCGATGCGATCGCCGGCCGCGAATGTCTCGGTGCCCGGAGGGATTGTGATCGTGTTTCGATCCGGGTTCGAAGTCGACAGCACGAGGTCGTAGGACGGATCGATCGTGTTGTTGTCGATGCGCGCCCTGACGGTGATCGTCCCGGCGGTGATGCTGTCCGAAAGCTGAAACGAAAGTCCGACGATTGACCCAGCCTTGTCAGCGATGAACTGCCCGGCGTTCCCTGCTGATCCACCGGAGATCCGCATCGCCACGCCCGACGTCTGATTCGCCGGCACGTCGTCGGACCACCAGCCGAAGAGCGGGATATGCGGCTTGCCGGTATTCGTGTCGGCCGGAAGTCCGTTGCGCGCTGTCGTGAATCCGTCGATCAGGTTGCCAGAGACGCGGAAGTTCGCGATCGTGCCTGAGACGTTGATGCCGTAGGTGCCCGAGCTGCCGAAGATCTGGTTGTCGACGATCGACGCGCCGTCGACCGTGACCGTCGTCAGGACGAAGCGGATACCCTGCTCGGTGCAGTTGTAGATCTGGTTGTGCGAGATGTCGATGCCACGACTTGGATCGCCGCCGCTCGTCTCGGCCGGCGTGTAGGCGACGCCGTACTCGATATTCCGGATCGTGTTCCCGTGGATCACGACGTTGTGTCCGGAGCCGTTCCAGATCACGCCGGACGAGTTCGTTTCCGGCGTCGTGTTCGAGCCGCGCACGATGTTGTGGACGATCTGCGAGTTGTTCGAATCGAGCGCGTTGCCGTGGAAGCCGAAGCCATCCTCGCCGACGTTGTCGATGATGTTCCCGGTGCAGAGGATCTCGCCACCAGAGGCGACGAAGATTCCGCCGGCCGCCTGGATGCCGCCGCAGTCGATCGTGTTGCCGATGCACGATCGCGAGTATCCGTAGGTTCCGGCTCCAGCTGTCGAGCGCGGCGATCCCTTGAGCCTGATGCCGTCAGCGTTCACGGTCGTCGTTGCCGGGTTGCCGTTCACGACGCCGGAAATCGTGTTGAACGAGATCGTGCCTTCGTGAAATTTGCAGTAGATCCCGTGCGCTTCGCTCGACGTGTCAGTACCCGACGTGACGCCGTTGATCGTGTTATTCGTGACGTTGACGTACTTCGCGTTGACTCGGATGCCGTAGTGCGCGCCGACCGAATCTTCGGTCACGTTTTCGATGTTGTTCTCGGTGACGATGACGTTGTTCCAGAACGCCGCCTCGCCCGAAGTCACCGAGTCATTGCCGAGTTGGATTGCGCCCCGCGTGATGTCCTGGAAGTAGTTTCCACGCACGATAGACGCGTCGCATTTCCCCCACAGCTCGACGGCCCATGCATCAGTCGTGTCGATCACGTTGTCGACGAATCGGAAGGTCTCGATCAGCGCCGAAGCGTCGACTGTCGCCGTCCACTTCATGACGGACTTGATCGCCTCGAAACGGCAGTTACGAATCTCGATCAGGTCGACAGTCGAGTTGATCGCGTCCAAGGTGAATACGCGCTCGAAGTTCGTGAAGCCGAGATCAGCGCACTCGAGCGACTCCTGCAGGTTCCAGAAGTTGAACGACGACGTGCCGCCTCCCTGGATGATCGATAGGTGCTTCCCGTCGCCGTAGATCTTCATCCGCGCGTTCGGAGAAACGCCGGCAGCGGTCAACGTCGGGACGTCGTACGTACCCTTCGGGAAGTAGAGCGCGAACTGTCCGGCAGCAGCATCGGTGATCGCGTTCGACACCGCTGTAGTGTCGTCGGTCGTGCCGTCGCCGGTCGCGCCCCACGCTCTGACGTTCCACGTGATCGCACTCGCCGTCGCGAGCATCTCGACGGAGTACGTCTTGCCGCCCGTGTTGTGCGCCGCGGCTGTCGTGCCGTCGAATCCTCGACGCGCGATCGTCAGCACGTTGCCCGATCGGCCAGAGATCAGGACGATCTCCATGTCCGAGTCGTCGCGCGGGTCGGTGTAATCCGTCGAGTTCCAGATCGAGAGCGTGTAGTAGCCTTGCGTCGTCGGGACTGGCGCACCCGTCGCGTCCGAGAGCGTCATGCTCGACGCGCCTGCTGTGATGCCGCTCGCGAGAGTCGTGCGGAACGAGTTGACGAGTGGCGGTGCGCCCATCAGATTAGCTGCTCCAGAAGAGTCATCTCGAAAGACCATCGGCTCGCCGCGACCAGGCGGAACGTCGACGTCTGGTCAATCGTCCACTTGATCGGCGGCTTGAGCGTCGACGAGCTCGGCGCCGACGCACCCGAGATCAGCCCGCCGCTCGGCTCCGTCCAGGTGCGGCCGGCCGTCACCGTCGCCTGTAGTCCCGATGTCGAGCCGTCGTCCGCGTAGACGCGGAATCCGTCGACGCCGTTCGGAGCCGGCGGGACGGCGACCGTGATCAGCTTGTTCGCGTCGAGAGCGAGCGTTGCCGTGCCGCTCGGCGCGGTCTCCTGCGTCGTCTGCGTCGACCACCAGGAGAACTGCACGTCGTAGGAGCGGCCAGAGAGAGACCCGCCAGCGGCCTGCGTGAGTGTCGGTGACGTGCCCGTAGGCGACGCGATCGCGTCCGGCGGCGTGTACTGAATCGGCCCGTTCGTGCCCGCCAATGCTTCAAGGAACGACTGGATGTAGTCGCGCGTCGGAACAGCCATGCGCGTCCACTGGAGCCGCATGCGGCGGATCAGGAGCTGCCCGAGCGGGCGTGCGACCTCGAGTCCGCTGTTGGTCGCGTAGCTGTCGACAGGGAATACCTGCTCGATCTCGAGCGGGTAACTCGGCCCCTGTGGCGGCGAGAAGATCGGCACGCTCATCGGAAGTCTCCCCCGATGCGGCGATTTCGTTTGAACGTCGAGCCGACCGAGACGGCGACGTTCTTCTGCTCGCGAAGGAACGTCTCGCGCCAGCGGCGATCGAAACTCTGCGCGTCGACGGCGTTGATCGTCACCGACTGGTTGACGACGATGGTCTCGCCGCCCTGCTTCATGCGCACCGGGATCGCGCGTCCGTCTGGGAGTGGGACGACGGCTTCGCGGCCGTGGAGCATGGCGGGGAATCCAGACGTCGGACCACTCGCGACTCCTCCGTGTGCGAGCTGTACGACACCGCTCGTCGTCTCGATCGCGCCAGCATCGAAGCTGCCCGCCGCGGCACCAGCCGCCGCGCCGCCAGCGCCGCCGAAGAACGACGTCGCGAGCTGGATCGTCCGCATGGCGATCAGTCGCGCAATGATGCGGTTGATCTCCTGCCTGATCGCGTTACCGACACCTTGCCAAACGTCCGAGAGCTTTTCGGCGCCCTGCGCTGCGGAGAGCGTGCCGGCGACGAGTTCGGTGGAACCATCGCTCACGAGCGAGAAGAATCCGTCGGCCGCGGTCCTCCCCTGCTCGAAGCTCGACACCGAGCGGCGAAACTCGCCGAAGGACTCGCGGACTCCGTCGCCGAATCCGCGCGCGTCATCGCGCATGCGCTGGAAGTCCTGCGAGAGCGATCGGATCGCAGCGGCGAACCGATTCACCTTCTCCGTCCCGGATTCGTCGACGCCGGCGTCGGTCGATAGTGACGCACTGGTCGAAAGAGGATTGACGACGCCCCCGATCGATCGCGGCTCGACTTCATCGAGCGTGTCCATCAGTTGTCGCGTCGCAGGGCCGCGCGAAGCGCGATAACGAAACGCGCGCATCTCGGCATCGCGTCGCTCCTGCACTTCAGCGAGTTCGCGCTGGATTCGTTCGAGCTCTCGCTGTGACTCGAGCAATTCGCGATTCGCGCGAAAGTTGTCGGCGAATTTCTTGAAGATGTAACCAGCCAGCGGATCCGAAGCTACAGCGCCAGCGAGATCCTCGAGTGTCCCGACGAATGCGGACACCGCATCTGCCATGCTGTCGATGCCGCTCGAAATCTTGTCGAAGTCATCATCGCTAATCGTCGATATCCACTCGGCAAACTGACTCAGAGCCGCGTTGGCTCGCTGCCCGAGCACGTCTGCGAGCGACCCCGCCTTGCCGACCATTTCCCCGAGAGCGCGCGCGAACTTCGTCAGACCCTCGTTGAGTCCGGCGAGTCCGACGCGATCCGAGAATGCTTCGACGTTGTCGCCAAGATTCGAGAATGCCCCTGTGACTGTATTGACCGCCTTGGCTGCCGCGCCTCCGAATCGGCTGCGCGCCATCTTTTCGAGGAACTCGACGATCGACTTCGCGTTCTTCGCAACCACCTTCTCGGTGCCGTTGAAGATGAATCGGACCTTGTCGCCTTCCTGTTTCGCGACGACGCCGAACGCCTTGAGCCTCTCCATTTCGCCAGTAACAGCGCCGACGACTGCTTCAGCGAAGTCGGTAATGTCGCGGCTGTTCGCCGCTGCAATGTCGGCGAACGCGGTGAGACGCTCGCTTGTCGGATCGATGCCTACTGACTTGAGCCGGACGAAACTCTCCGTGAACGCCGACACAGCAAACGGCGTCGCGACCGCCAGAGACTTGATTTGCGAGAACGCTTCCTGCGCCTTCTCGGCGCTGCCCGTAACGGTTTCGAGCTGTACTCGTAGCTGCTCGAATCGAGCCGCCGTACGCGCGATGCCAACAAAGATCGCACCGCCGGCTGCGCCCGTGAGTAGCGCAGGAAGGGACGTCAGCCGACGGGCGATTCCACTGATCGTGTTGCCGACGGCTCCGAGTGCTCTGCGCGCGCGGTCGCCGAATTGCCGGAAGCCTCCGGTGAGCTTCTTCAATGCCGGCGAGAGATTGTCGCGTAGGCCGATGCCTACACTGACCTGGTCAGCCATCAGCGCCTCCCTCTGACGGCTTCGAACGCTCGCGGAACTCGGCCAGGTAGGGCGCTACCATCGCGTTCGCGCGCACGAAGAGCCACGGCTGCGAGAGCCACTCGTTCGGTAGTCGCGGGCACTCGCGCGCGGCGTAGATCGCCTCGATGTACTCGCGGTGGATCACGCTCTTCTCGGCGCGATCGACCTCGTCGAGCTCGAACGACAGCACGCCCTCGCCATGGCATAGCGAGCACTGCTCGTCGTCGATCGATGCATCCCCGCCGCAGCGCCAGCACTCGACACCCTCCGGCACGACATCCTCGCAGCGCGCGGCGAGGATGATCAGTTTCCCATGTCGTCGTCGTCGACGAAGACGAGCTTCGCGATGGCGATGGACAGCTTGTCGTGGAGCGGCAAAAGCAGCTCCCAGATCGGATCTTTCGTCGGCGTCGAGTTCGTGATCGAGAGTGACTCCTCCTCGCCATCGATCGTGATCCCGATGATCGTCGCGTTGAGTTGCCTGAGCAGCTTCGGGAGCGCGCGATAAAAGATCATCGAGTTGCGACTCGCCCGCTGGAAGATGTCCTGGATCTCGTCGCCGAGCACCTTGTTCGGCGTATCGAGCTCGACGCTCGCTCCCGTCTTCCCCAAGGGAAGAGTCACACGGTCTCCAGCCCTGCGCAGCTTGAGCACGTATCACCTCTCTGATTCAGTGCTGCCAGATCAGCAGCTCGTCGTTGTTCGACCCGGTGAGCACGAGCTCGACCGGGAACTGTGCGCGCCTCGGCTCGACCTCGCCGAGACCGACGCTGCGGAACTGCGCCTTCGGCGCGACGAAGGTCCAGATGGACCCGGCCGTCGAGCCACACGTGAGCTCGACGTAGAACGTCCCGGCCGCGGCGAGCTCGGCGAAGTAATCCTTGGTCGCGACCGCCACCTGGTCGACCTGGAGCGTGATCGTCGGCGGCGTCGAAAGCCTGTCGTAGTCGGCAAAGAGCACGCCCTGCGCGCTCGCCGAATTCGCATCCTCGACGATCGTCGGCGACGTCGGCCAGGTGAGGTTGACCTCGTTGATTCCGGTCGGCGAGTACGCGCCGATCTTGAGCCCGACATTCAAAAACTTCGGCGGTGTGACCGACGCTTCGGGCCAACTCGTGACACCGAATAGCGCGGTGTCGGTGACGCCCACGAGCGCGCCGACGAAGTTCTGCGTCACGGTCGCCGGTCCGCCGTTTCGGAACGCGATCGCGAGATCGGAGAGTGCGCCGCGCGCCTTCCACGCCACGCCTGAGCGATTGACGTGGTAGGTGCAGTGGTGCCCTGCGCTGTCGTCGGTGTTGTCGGCTGGACGGTAGCAGTAGCCGCCATTCGCCGGCCCCGCGCTCGATGTCGACGTTGCGCCCGACGTGCCGCCGGTGAGCGTCTCTGTCGTTTCGAGCGTGCCCGAGAGCGGCAGGTATGGGATCGACGCCGCGCCGTTAGCCGTCTGCCTCAGCACCATGCCGGTCGCCGAACTGTTCGTGCCCGTGATCGTCTCGCCGGCGAGATACGGACCGCTCGTGACTGCGCCGATCGCGATCGTCTTGGCCGCGGCAGCCGAGAGCATCGCCGACTCCCAGAGATCGTTGATCGCCGGCGCGGTGACGAGATCGCCAGGACCGCGCAGGTTGTAGCTCGCTGGGAATCTCAGGAGCTGCCGGCCCATCAGCATCGGCGTGTGCGACGATACCGGCTGCATCTCCTCCAGATCGATCGGCTCGTACTCCGGCTCCGGGACGGAGCCGGTACGCAGACGCACGAGGACATCCGCCTGGAGCAGCGTCTCGGCGGTGCCCGGCGCCGCCTCTTGCTCGACGGCGAATTCGACGAGATTGGTTTTCGGCATGGGTCTACTCCAGTGCGGTCGTCAGGTCGTCGATGTCCGACGACCAGGAGAACGTGGCGGTGATTCGCGCGAAGTCGACGAGGTCTCCCGACTCCGCCGTCAGGTACGGGTCGACCGCGATCGAGGTGAGCTGGTAGATCTTCGTCTCGTAGTCGATCGCGCTCAGCGCCTTGAGCACGTCGGCCATGAGGTAGCTGAGCGCGACGTCGTGCGCGACGTCGTGGACGCCCGGCTCGAGACGTAGATCGATCGTGATCGGCTGCGTGATCAGGTACGCCTCGAGCGTCGGCTCGTTCGGCGTGAGAGCCATCGAACCGAGACTCACGCGCGCCGATGGACGCTGACCCTCGGGTCCGTCGTCGCGGTCGTAGCGCGCTACCGACGCGATCGTGTTGTTGTAGCCGCTGGTGACGCTGATCCCTTCGAGCGCGGTGATCACGTCGGCCACGACGGTCTCGGCGTAGAGCACGTTAGCCGGCACGACGCGCCCTCCTCCCGAGCCGCAAGTCGATGCGTCGCGCGGCGTCTGCGAGTCCGCCGTTGAGGCGACGAATCGCCTCGCCCTGATAACTCGCCCAGAGCGCGCGGACGCCGAGATTCGCGCCGTGACTCACCGATCTGATCTTGCGCCGCTCGAGTCGGTACGGTCCGAAGCCCGCCGCGGCTCGCTTCTTCTCGGCCGGCGACAGATTGCGAGCGGCGCGCGCCTTTCGCGTCTTGCCGGTCTTCGTCTTCTCGCGCGGCACGTAGATGCGCGCGTAGAGATACTGCCCGCGCTTCGGCGTCTGCGAGCGCCCGAACTCGCGCGACGTGAGGAGCGGATTCGACGTGCGCACCTCGAACTGCAACTTGCCGATGCGCGCTTCTCCTGGCGGCTTCAGCGTCGCCTTGAATCCAGCGGCCTGCGCGCGTTTGTTGATGCGCATTCGGCCGCCGCCTTTCGGCGTGCCCTTCTTCGCCTTGCGCCTCACGTTGTAGATCCCTGGCTTCAGGCGCTGCTTCGAGATCTGCGTCGTGAAGTTCGACGCGATGCCGCTGAATGCACGACGCAGCGACGAAGCGGTTTCCTTGGGAAACTGCGTCTCGAGCAGATACCTGACCCGCGCGTCATCGATCTTCAGCGTGATCGCCATTGACCTTCACTGCGTGCATGCAAGCGCCCATCGCGCCGGGTTCGACGCGTCGACCGCGCCGACTCTGTACGTCGTGTCTCCGACCTTCACCCACGCAGAGCGCGAGACGGCCGGGAGACTCGACCTCGAAACGAAGACGACGATCTCGCGATTCGAGACGTCGTCGTTGAGCTCGAACGTCGTGTCGTCGACGATCGCGCTCACTGCCGACCATGACGAGGCATCCGACTCTCTCACGTAGACGGTCTGCGATCCGGGACCAGCGAGAGCCCCGTCGAGTACCGTCTGGCGGAGAGAGTCGAATGCACTCGACATGGATCAGACGAGACCGAGCGCGAGATCGACGGTCGCCTGACCCGTGGTCGCGACCGAGAGCGCGATGCCAGCGGCATGGTTCCCCGTGGCGACGGACGTCAGCACGTTGCCAGTCGTGTCGAGGTACAGCTTTTCTCCGATTGCGCAGTCCGCCGCGGTGCCCTTCGTGAGGCCGCGAAAGCAGCCAAGAGCACGCAGCACGACCTTGTCTCCAGACACGCCCGACTCCATGTAGATCATCGGCTTCTCGCCGACGAGCTCGATGGCGTCCTTCGTCTTCGTCCCCGCGAGAGTCACTTGGACTTCGCCGGAGAGCTCCCTCATGAACTTGACACTCATCGTTATGCTCCCTTGTGGCGGAATACTCCGCGGTGCTCGACGGCCTTGACGCCGAAGTCGTAGTACGCGATCCACGCGACTCCGAGCACGTCCGTGCCGACGTCACGCATGACGATCGGCGCCGTCTGACCTCCGAGTCGCGCAACGACGATGCACTCGAGTTGCGACGGATCGACGAAGAGGTACCAGGCCGTGGTCCCGTTCGTCGCGGCGCTATCGAGGTACGGCTCGACGATGACGCGGAGATTGCGATTCCGCTGCGTCATCGCCGTAGTCGCCGCCGTCGGCAGGTACGTGCCGTTGATGAGCTCGTCGGCGGTTTGCTCAATCGTTGCCGGAACCACGAGGATCGACGGCGTGAGGTTCAGCGCGCCGCGCGCGTTGAGACCCTTCTGCAGTCTGATCAGCTTGCGGCCGGCGCCGAGCGTCGCCGTCGAAAGAGCAGTCGCGCCGGTGACGTAGTTCGCGCCCGACGTATGATCGGTCGCGAAGAGCGCCTTCGAATCCTCGGCCATCGTCGGGCCGACACCCGACGCCTGGATGATGTGATCCCACGTGTTGTGGTTCATCGATCGAGCGGCAGACTGCCCGATCAATCGCGGGATCCTGTTCAGCGCGCCGAGATCGTCCGAGATGATCGTCTGGCGCGAACACGAGAACTTCGTCGCGAAGGTCGCGAGCTGGTACTGCTCTTTCGCGTCACCGATCGTCTGATCGTTGACCTTCATGAGCTCCGGCAGCTCCTCGAAGTTCGCAGCCTCTCCGAACTTCGCGCGCGAAACCGTCTTGAAGTCGCGCAGGTTGTCGCGGCCGGTGATCTCCGTATACGTGACTGGCGACTCTTCGAACGCGCCCTGGAGCGTGTGGCTCGCGATGTTCTCGAGGATGTTCGCAAAGTCGTCTTGGACGTGTCCGAACGAACGACGGTTCCACGTGCTATCGAAGAGATCCTCGATGGCCGTGTATCGCGCGTTGGGCACCTTCGCGATCACGCAGCACTCGCGATAGAGCTGCGGTAGCGAGATGTCGTTCATCTCGCAGCCCTTCGGGCGCTCGACTCCACGCAGCCCGGCGTGGAAACCAAGCGCGTACTCGGCGTCTCGGAGGAATCGTTCAGCCGATCCTTCGCCGGTCTCAATCGACGGCTTGGTCGCAGCATCGACCGGCCTCCGACGCGCGCGGAACACTTCCCACGCAGCCGCACGAGCGGCTTCGACGGACGTGCCGTTCGAAATCCACTCTTCGACGCGATCGGCACCGATCTCGGCGTCGGCCGCGATCGATCGAATGCCCTCGATGCGCTGACGCTCGGCGAGAGCGATGGCGCGCACGTCGATCGGCTCGTTCGTCGACGCCGGCGTCGGAGCCGGATCCGCGGCCGGCTTCGGCTTCGGATCCTCGGCGCGCTCGCCGAGATACTCCGGGTGATCGTTGAGGAAGGCCCAAGCCTCCTCTTCGGTGGCCTCGGTGCTGAGTCCTCTCTTCTCGAGGAGAGCCCGAAGCTGTGCGTTCATCTTCATGGGAAGAGATCCCTCAGAAGAGAGGTTGCGGTCCGTGCCGACGGTACGATCCGCCGGTACCGGAGTGAGGCTGAGCTCGAGCGGCGACCACTTCGTGGCGACGTTGAGCGGCCCTTTCCATGTGCGGCCAGAGGCGGATTTCCACGTCTCGCCCTCGCCGATTCGCTGTGCTTTCGTGACGACAAAACCCACAGAGACGCCCTTGATTGACCCCGAGCGCACTTTTGCTGCGATACGCTGCGAGTCCTCGTCGTCGTCGAAGCGAATGACTGCGCGCGCCTTGCGCGACTTCTCGTCGATCGTCTTCGAGATCACGGCGCCGATGACTTGGTCCGCGTCGTGATTGAAGAGCACCGAGTCAAGGCGCGAGAAGTCCGCGGCGCCAGGCTCGTGGAGAATCACGGTCGGCGAACTCGACCACGCGTCGCGCACCGGGTTCTCGCTCGAGAACGAGAGCTCGACCGTGCCGTCGTCGGAGTCGGCGCGCTCGATGCGACACTCGCGAGTGATGAGGATCTCGCGATTTCTGAGCTGATCTCCGACCGCAGACGCGACGCTTCGCTCAGATCGAGAGAATGACTCCTTCCACGCGCGATCGAAGCTCTCGTGATCGATGGCGTCGATACGCATCGCGTGCGCCTTGCGCGCGTCACGCTGCGCTTTTCGCTGCCTCTTCGTCATCGTCTTCTTCCTTGTCGTCCGGCTTCGCCGGCGCTGCGACTGGTTCCGGCGTCTCGGCCTGGAATAGCTCGGCCGGCGGCTCGAGCCCCGCAGCCTCGAACGCCTCGCGCATCTGCCCGATGCCCTCGACGTTCTTCCGCCAGTCCTGACCGTGCTTCTGCGCGGCCTCTTGCGCGCTCATGAGCCCCGTCTTGATCGCGAGGAGCGTCGACGACATCTCCTTCTGCGGGTCGACCCACTCCCATCCGCTGGGGATCCACGAGATGTATTCGTGCGAGCGTTCGCGTGCGGACGAGATCGCGCCGAACGGACGAATACCGTTCATGACTGCGAAGCGCGCGAACTCCTCGTAAATCGGCTGGCAGCAGTGCGCGATCAGGTATCTCTGCCTACTCGCGAACTCGCGGCGATCCTCGAGCTTCCCGCCCCGCATGGACGAATAGTTCGTGTTGCTGACGTCCTTCGAGACGAGCTCGTAGCTGACATTCATGCCGGCCGCGAACTGCCGAAGAATCAACATCACGAACGGCTCGAAAGCCGTCGACGTGATCGACGATCCGCCGGTATCGATCGAGTCCTCGGGTCCGCCCGACAGCAGCATTCCCGGTGCGACGTAGCCGACCTCGTTGCCCGCAGCGTCCGACGTATCGGCGGCGGTGCCGTTCGATGGGAGCGTGAATCCCGAGCGACCACGGCCGCGCTTGATCATCATGGCGAAGGCCGCGGCAATGCGCGCCTTCGTCAGCTCGTAGTCGAGATACTGGTTCAGCGCCGCGATGCACTTCGCGACCGGACGTAGTCGCGTGATCCCGCGCACCTCGCCCGCGCGCTTGCGATGGAAAAGGTGCAGCACCTGATCCGCCGGCACGCGCGACATCGTCGGCGTGTACTCGGCGTCGTCGGGATTCTCCGACCAGAGGTGATACGCGACGGGGACGCCGCGCGGGCTGAGCTCGACGCCCTGGACGACGACGTTGCCTTGGCCAACGCCTTTCGCCGTCGTGCCGTCATCGTCCGAGAGTCGCTCCGGCTCGATCACGTCCACGGCGAGCGGAACGCGTCGCTTGTCGGTCGCCTCCGAGAACGTCAGCAGCACTTCGCCCGCGACGTTGAGCTCGCGCTCGATCACGCGCAAGGTCTCCCAGAACGAGAGACGCCCGCTCGAATCGACGCCACGAGCCCACTCGTTCCAGACCGTCTCGATCTCGCGGTTGACGTTCTCGCGCGAGTTGCCGCGCGTCGACTGGAGGTTCGCTTCGAGGCGGATGCCCGTGCCGACGACGTTGTTCGTGACGGTGTCGATGACGCCCGAGACGAAGGCGTTGTTGCGGTCGAGGTCACGCGCCGTGTTGAGCAAATCCTTGCGCGACTGGCGAGCCTCGCCCTTCGGTCCGATCGGCGCCGTCTGCGCCTTGACTCGACCACGCCAGAAGTCGATCGCGTCGATCGCTCGCGCGAGATGCCGCTGCTCTTTCCGTGCGCGGCCCCAGCTCGGTGCGAGCACGCCGATCGCGTTGTCGATCACGTCGCCGACGCTCATGGAACTTGCCTCAGGTCGGCAAGAATGATCGCGCCCTGCGTCGCGTCGCTCGCGGTGTCGAGTTCGTAGAGGAGATTTCGCTCGGCTTCGTTGAGCTCACCGAGGCTGGCGTGCGTCCAGGACGTCGAGCCCTCAGCGAACTGCTTGACGGCGCCGCCCCTGAGGATGGCGAGACGCGCCGCGCGGAGTGCGGCGAGATCAGTCTCGATTTGTGCGGTCGTGCGCGCCATGCCGCAATTTGGCGCGTTCAGGCGCGGCAGCGGCAAGCAGAGACGATCGTGACGCGTGGAAAATCCCGATTATTCGGGATTTTGCGGTGGAAGGATGGGGGATCGCTCGTTCGTCACCCACTCACTGCCGCATCGATCGCATCGAACCTTGCGCGTGATGATGATCGCGTCGTCGATGATTCTCGACTTGTCGCGTCCAATGTCCTCAAGCACTCGGGCCTCTCCAGGGCATCCAGTGACGAATCGATACTTGCACGGACGGCGTGGCATCACACGCTTGCGCTTCTCGGCGCGAGCCTCGACATCCTCGGCCGCCGGTTCCGGGACGGTGTAGTCAGTCTGCATGCGATCTCTGTGCTTTCCTCTGGCCATTCTCGTCACCCTGAAAACAGTACGTCGTAGCCGCCACTCGGATCGTGCGCGACGCGTGGTCGCGGCCTCGACGACTCGACGCGCGGCTGTTCTTTCGGCGCCGATGCAGGCGCCGCGACACCGCGCGTGCCGAGCTCGGCGAGACCGGCGCCGACCAGATTCATCACCTCGCAGTCGAAGTAGTGATTCGGCAGGTCGGGAGTCTTCACTCGCCACACGATCTTCGGCCTGCCGGTCTTTCTGTCGACGTCGCGGTACGGCTGCTCCGCGACCATGTGCGCGTGGTACTCGTCGTCGACTCCGTGCGCCGGGATCTGCCACTTGTCGCCCGAACGAATCAGCCGGTGAAGGTCCGTCTTGAAGAAGTCGGCGTTGACGACGACGAGTCTGATTTTCTCCGGCGACTCCGGCGCGAGCGGGACCTCCGAGATGTCGAGATGCTTTCGCCCGCGCGTGTCGCCCTTGTACGGCAGCGCGCCATTCTCGTGACAGAACTGATAGACCTCGCCCGTGCGATAGCCGGAGTCGATCACCGGCATGATCTTGGTCGCATGCCCGCCGCTTGCGGTTCGATACTCGCTCTCGAAGAGGATCGAGTAGAGCTGCGGCCAGCCCGTCGTCTGTCCGTATCCGATCAGCCACGATCGGCCACCAGGAGCCCACGCACGCGCGACCCAGTAGTGATACGTGATCTGCGCACGCGACTGCACGTCGATGCCGAACGTGACGACGTCGGCCGACTCCGGCAGCGTCGCGCCGATGTAGTACTCGGCCTCGCACGCGCGCAGCGCTTCGCTCTTGAGCTCGCCGGCGGTGACCTTGTACGTCTCGGCCAGCCACGAGTTGACGAAGTTCATCCGCTTCTCGGGGACCTTCGCGCTCAAGAGCCACTTGACCGCGATTCGTGACCACGACGTCTTCGGCCAGAGGCTGTACCCGGCCCAGCCGTGGAATCCGCGGCGACGCTTCGACGGTCGCTCGCCCTCGATCTCGCCGAGACGATTCACCCGGCAGACCTTCGGACACCAGACGTGTGCCTCGACCATGGCGCGCTTCGCGGTTTCCGGGATTCGCTCGTGGCAGTGCTCGCACTCGTACCACGCGAGCGACTGCTCGATGATCTCCGAGAAGCGCGCGTCCTTCGGCCACTTGATGCCCGGCTGGCCGGCGCTGCCGTCGCCGAAGACGAGGATCTGATACGTGCCGCAGTGCGGACACGGGACCCAGCATCGCTCGTTGGTGGACGCCTCGAGCTGCCGGCCGATGCGCCCGAGTTCGTTCGTCGGCGTCGACGAGATGATCAGCTTCGAATCGTCAAAGGTCTTGAGCCGCTCTTCGAGCAGATCAACCGGGTCGGCCTCTTTGCCTGCGTGCGGTGGCCACTTGTCGACCTCGTCGCCGATACCGTATTTCGCCGGCTTCGAAGCGATCGCGCCCGGGCTGTGAGCGCCGCGGAACGTGATCGTCCGGCCGTTGATCGCGATCGTGTTGCCTGAGAATGACGACTCGTTGTCGACGAGCGCGAGCAGCTCTGGAGATTCGCGGATGATCGGCTCGAATCGCTCGCGCTTGAGTTCGAGCGCGCGCTCCTCCGAGTCCATCACGAAGATCTGATTCCACGGGTCCGTCGCCATCGCGTGGAGCGCGATCAGGATCAGCGCTGTCGTCTTGCCGTACTGCGCGCTGAAGCAGAGCGCGAGAGCTTCGGTCTCGGGGTCGACCGCTGCGCGCATCACCTCGCGCAGATACGGCGTCAGCGCGAAGGAGAACTCGCCCGGCGTGCTCGAGACGCCGCCAGGTAGTCGAATCACACGCTCCGCCCACGCGTCGGGAGTCTCGAGCGGTGGCGGTCGCCACGCTCGGCATTCCCACGGGTCGAGGCGGATGTCGGTGGGCTTCGCCATCAGCAAGCCACCTCGCCGCCGTACTCATAGACGTAGAAGTGCCTCGTCAGAAATCGCAGGTTGTACGGCTCACTCTCTTTCTCTCTGTCTCCATCCGGGTAGTACCACCACGGATTATCGGTGACGCTTGTCGGGTAGAGTCCGATCGCGTCGATGCTGCCATCCGACTTGTTCGCCGCGCCCCAGAACGCCCCCGCCCATTCTGGGAGATGCGACGACTCCATGAGATCGTGTCTCTCCGCGAATCGGTGCAGGTCGACGGAGAATCTCTCGAAGTCCACAGCGCCAACCAGAGCCATGTCGCACGTGAAGAGATGCACGCGTCGCTCGAAGTCGTCGAGCCTCGGGTCGTCTGCAAGCGGCCACAGCTTCGCGCCATCGTCCTTGAGCGCGTACGACGATTCGCTATCGTCAACGTAGCGACGATACAGAGAGTCCCAGATCAGCCACGCGCCACGGTTCGCGTTGCGAAACTCGATCTCGCTGTCCGGCTTCCCGTCGCGAAATATAACGAGACTCGTGTAGCTCACTCGCGACGCTCCGCAACGACAACCATCCACGCACCGAACGCCGTGATCTCGCGGATGTGCGGCGTGATCCGCTCGCAGTACGCGCGAGTGAAGACGCGCCGATGCTCGCGCTCCATTCCCGGCGGCATGCAGTTGTTCGGCACGCTGTAGACGACGAGATCCGTCGACGCGAAGAATCGCCGCAAGAGGTCCTCGGGATCGTCGACGTGCTCGAGCACCTCGCAGCAGACGATCGCGTCCCATCGGTTGAGCAGCACCGACGGCTCGATCGACGCCATGAGCCCGCGCTCACGGCAGATCGTCACCGCTTCCGGTGACGGGTCGTAGCCTCGCGCCTGCGAGCCCAACATCGCGAGGAGATCGCCGCGCCCGCAGCCGTAGTCGAGCACGCGCTTGCCGCCGACGAGCTTCGCGATCGACGAGTAGAACGGGAGCACTCGCTCTGGCCTCCCGCTCCACTGCTCGTCCCAGTAGGTCGGCGTATTCTTGTCGGAGAGATTCGCCCAGGAGATATCGCGGATCAGCGCCGCGTAACGCGCCGACGCTTGGTCGACAACCGTGTAGTGGTGGCAGTGGTGCTCCCACGACGTGTGAACGCGGAAGCCAGCCTCGCGCGCGCGCCGGCAGAAGAGCAGGTCCGAGCCCTCGACGATGCAGCCGTCGTCGTCCCACGTGCGAATGAATGGCGGCCTGACCTTCTCGAGCACTCGACGCGCGATCAGGATGCACCCAGTACCGCCGGCGCCGATCTCCTCGACAGTCGCGCCGTGGACGCGCGGCGACTCGATATCCGACCAGCCAGGAGCGCCGCAATCGTCGTAGACGTTGAACTGCCACGCGAAACTGCCGACGTTGTCCGGCTTGTAGATCGGTGTCGGGAAGCAGACGACGTCGAGGTCGTCGTCGACCAGGTCGAGCGGATTCACCGGCGGATTCGCGATCGGCGGATTGTCCGCGTCGATCATCAGCAGGTACTCGCCGTCGCTGAGCAGGAAGTGCCGGACAATGTGGTTCCGGCAGTTGTCGGCGCTGTGTTTCCGCGTCGTCAGGTCGAGGCGGATCTCGTGCCGCTCGTCGCCGAGTAGACGCACGATCGCGGCGACCGTCTCGGCGCGGATCTCTCCTTGGTTCGGGATGGCGATGGTTACTCGGGACACTGTGACTCCTCGGCTTCTTGAATGAGGATGTCGAGCTTCTGCTTGCGATTGCACTCTTCGCAGAGACTGTACGTGATGTACCGATTCAGCAGCGACGGGTCGTATTCGCTCGTGTACAGTACGTCTCGGACCCACATGTTCTTGGGGTCAGCTTCCCGTTCGTGGCAGTGCGCACAAATCATCGCAGCCCCATCTCTCGCATCGTCGTCGCCGCTCGCGCGGCGTCGATCGGGTGTAGTCTCGTCACTGGCTCATCCTCGCGAACTCCTCACAGATACCCCGCATGTGGTTATCGAGCGCGACGCGCATCTGCCGCGCGTCGAGACCCTGGAGCTCCGCGGCCAGGCGGCGAGTGCCACCGAGCAGCCGCGACCTGACCAGCGTCACTCGAGCGATGTCCCGCTCCCTCACCTGCGCCATCGACATGTACTCGCCGCGCTCGACGGAGAGCTTCAGTCGTGCCGTCTCCTCCTGCGCGCGACGCAGTCGGATCTGCGCCCTGTTGTATTCGCGGCGCAGAGCCGAGTCGTCCGCGGTCGCGAGGTCGATCTGCTCGCCGTCCGCGTCGCCGCCGCCGTTGCCGTCGTCGCTGTCGCCCACGATCGACGGCGAGTCCGACTTCATCCGCCGAGTCCCGAGCCATGCCCTCGCCGCCGCCAGGTCGTAGACGCCGTCGACTTTCGACATCGGCATCCCGAGCGCGCGATTCCGGTAGAGCTGCGTCACCGAAACGCCGAGAGCCGTCGCGAGTTCTCGGACTCCGCTCGGATTCGAGCTCGATGCCTTGGCCTTCCTGCGCTTCGCCATGGCGTAAGTGACTATTCGTTAACGGTTTATGGGGTTGGGAACTTCGCGCGAGATCGAGCGGGCCTTGCCAC